AATAAAGATGTCGATGACTTATCGGATATCTTCGGAAAAGCGCATCTGGGCAAACAAGACAAACAAGACAAACGAGACAAACGAGACAAACGAGACAGTGACGATGACGATGGCTTATCTGATATCTTCGGAAAAGCGCATCTGGGTGGAAGAGAGAGACTCTCCACTGCATCCATGACGCGTCGACGCCGTATGCAACATAATACATCCCGACAACCCGCTCATTCTGGACGCAAGAGGACTAGACGCAAGAGGACTGGACGCAAGAGGACTGGACGCAAGAGGACTGGACGCAAGAGGACTGGATCGCGAAAGTAGGACGAATAGAACAGATGATATATAGAAACGAAAGGTAACTGTATCGCTTTTAGGAGTTGTATCTCATTGTATTGCATCGTGACATCCTATCCTACTACAAATAGGATGTTACGATATATCACAGTATAAGTATATAAATGCTACAGTGTATGTAAGTACAACACGTACATCCTACCCCATCTATATAACAATCAATACCCGATGCACCTCAACATACATACGGATATTCTCTCGCGCCTCAAGGGGTTCATCAACACATGTGCTATTCCCAACATTATTTTCCACGGATGTTCTGGGTGTGGGAAGATAACTGTATTGAATGAATTTATTCGTCTCATTTACAATAATAGTCGAGACGTTATACACGACTATGTCATGTATGTCAACTGTGCACAAGGCAAAGGCATCCGATTTATACGCGAAGATCTCAAGCACTTTGCAAAAACCCACATCAATACTCATGGTGGAAAGTTTTTCAAAAGCATCATTCTTCTCAATGCAGACAAACTAACCATTGACGCACAGTCTGCGCTTCGCAGATGTATCGAGGTATTTAGCCACACCACTCGATTTTTCATTGTGGTGGAGGATAAATACAAGTTGCTGAAACCCATTATATCCAGATTCTGCGAGATTTACATTCCCGACCCTGTAATCAACTCGGTGCCAGTCAACATGTACAAGTACACCATTGAGAACTCTCCTGGAAACAAGGAACGAGTGAAAACAAAAACAATCGCGGTGAAACGATTACTCAACAAGTTGCAAGGCAATATTAGTGTAATGAGTATACACGAATGTGCAAACGTATTGTACAATCGCGGATACAATGCAATGGACGTTGTTGCTTATTTCAAGGAAACCAATGTGTTTGACATTGATGTCCACATGAAATATAGCATACTATTTCAGTTTGACCAAGTTCGTAAAGAGTATCGGAGCGAGAAGACGGCCATGTTGTTTATTATCAACTCGTTTCTATTGGGTTCAAACGTCGAATTATAAATATACGGCTGATATAAATGGATGATTTTACTGCGAGCGGTTTGCACGAATCGAAAAACGAGTGGAGCGCGCGATTATTGACCATCCTGACTCCGCACATTGTGGATGGATTTCGGTCTATTTTAGATGAAGCTGTCACTGTGTGTAACGAAAACGAGGAAATGGAAAAGTATTTAATGACATTTCAAAACTTCATCGGACGCATACCCAAATGGAGCAACGAAATTGTGAAAACCGAGACTGCGCGGATTATTGAGAAGAGTGGATGTCAATATTTAGAAGATTTGATTACATGTGTTCATGTAATTCATTTAAAAATACTTACCGCAGTGCGGGTAGGTCAGAAGCCGAAGAAAATTGACATTGATATCATGAATATAAACGATTTCGTACACAAGGTGTACATAAATGTCGCACGCCAAGTGTACAAGAATGTATATCTGTTTGATATACACGTGGCACCTCTGCAGAAACAGAAGAACCACCGCGAGATTGAAATAATTGCACAAGAGTGTATATTGAACACGGTTCGAGACAGTATCCCTGTTCAGAATATCTTACGATGTTATCTAGACGAATCCACCGAGGATGACATCACGGAAGAGATTAAAGAGGAAGACATTACTCCTTCACCTGCACCCGTACCTGAACCCGTACCTGAACCCGTACCTGAACCCGTACCTACAACTACAACTACACAAGTACCTGGAAACGATGTCGATAGTCTGGGCGCGATAACTATCTCGAGTGAAGCCTCGGGCTCTGTTGGTGAAGCCTTGGGCTCTGTTGGTAACGAGTCCGAGCCTATATCTAGCTCTAGTAGTAGCAGTCATCTACTGACATTTAACGATGTTGATACTGCGGTGGACACGGAGATGAACGAGTTCTCCATTGATGCGCCAAAGAATATTCCTCGATTGGAAGAGATAAGTCGTTCACGCAATGAAATTAGAAAACAGGAGGAGGAGGAGGATGATGATGGTGGGTCTGGAGGTGGAGGAATCTCCATATCAACACAACCGATTTCGATGGATGACATGGATGTTCATTCCCTTGACAGTTCTGCAATTGACCTCAATCCTGCATTGATGATGAATGATGTGGAAGTTCTCATTTAGATACAATGCTACAATGCAACTAGTATGCGTTGTGCTTCATAAACTTATATACCCTATTATATTACATGAATACCTCTGTTTTAGCCACATGCGTTGCTATTATCTATGCATTGGCTCAATATGCAGATAAAAAGTTTGTTAAGAAGGAGTCGGTTGATTTCCGAGCATTGAGTAAATCAACTGTGTTGGTATTTCTCAGCGTTGTATGTGGTGTGATGGTGTACGACCAATTGCACCTGGATGATATGTCTGAATCATTGTCATCCTTTAGTGGCGGTTCTGCTGCCAAGGTTGCTGCCAATGTGGCTCCTGCCGTGTTTACTGATAATCCTGGATTTTAACATGTGGTGTACTAATGTACTAGTGCACTATGTCCTATATCATATCGACTTTATGGTCCCTATGATATATCTACTTGAGTCGATCAACCTGTCCGATTCGAACTCTTCCTCTTCATCCTCCTCACTGCTGCTGTTGCTGCTGTTGCTGCTGTTGCTGCTGTTGCTGCTGTTGCTGCTAGCACTGCTACACGAAGTCGTAACTGGCTCCTCCTGGTAAGAACGGTTCATCTGTGCCATGGTACGTCCTGTGCGAATTTTCCATTTCAACGTGGAAATCTGTTCGATGTAGGGACGAAACTTCTTTTCCACATCTTGGACACAGGAGGAACAAACCACAAACGTGTCGGTGTTGTAGTGTGGGAAAACCATGCAACACTTATCACCCACCTCACATACCGACTCTCCGCACCGATTACACTGACTGGTGGATGGATACACCAGACACATCTCGCACACGATGTCCCCTCGCAAAAAGCTCGCTGGACGCACTTTACCTGTAACTGCCATTGTAGTTGGACGGGTACAAGTTTTCTTGTTCGTAAAAGACATTGTGTAAATTAAGTTACTTTACCATTGCAATACACACGCGGTTCAATTTGTTAGCACTTCACCCCAGTCACCCCAGATGTCTCGACGCGCGTCTTCATTTGATGCATCGTGTCCACGTCCATGATATGTTTCACGAGTTTGGAGGTCACGTCGTATGCGGGAATAGCATACTGTGAAAACTCGGGACGCAGTAGCTGGTTGTCGGGAGTATGTCGGTGCACCGCGCGAGCAATCATCTTGTACAGTTTAAACGACGGATATCTCTCGTCACCGTTTCTCTTGTATAGCACATTTAGGTCATTGTCGTCCTTGCACCAGTCGCTGATAAGCTTGGCAATGCCGCTGTCTCCAAAATCGTCAGGGTCGTCCACCACCTCGTCGTAGATGGAGCACGCAAGACGACACAGGTCGAAACTCAAATTGGGTTCCAGACGCGGCTTGGACGCGTTGAAGTAGGGTTCGGTGTTGTATTGCGTCGCGGCATCTTCTCCTGGTTTGAAACTATCACTACATATCACCACACCATTGTACGTGTAAATACTTCTGCCAAAATCAATTATCTTTGCGATGCGACCAAATGTGGGAACCTTGTATACTACATCTCTATACTTGTAGTATAGATGTGTCTTCTTGGTTGATTCAAACATGATGTTGTTGGTGTGTAGATCATTGTGAGTAAAGGAGAATACTTTTTGATACACAATGAGTGTCATGATCACCTGCATCAAGATGGACATCCACTCCGTGTCGTCGAGTTCCTCTTCACCCATCATCAGGGAATCCAGAGTGTACTCCAGCTTCTCCATGAATATCAACTCCACGGGGAGGCGGGGAATGGTGGCATTTACAATTTCATCGCTCTCGTCGCTGCCACCACTTTCACCGCTTTCACCACTGCCACCACTGCCACCACTGCCACCACTGCCACCGCTGCCACCGCTTTCACCGCTAGATGACTCGTCTCCCCATTCGGATTTGTCTTCATCTGCTCCGTCTGAACCGTTGGAGGTTGTGCGGGATGTTCGAGAGGAGCAGCTGGACGTTGATTTCACGCTCTTGTTGTCCAATGTTATTTCACCATTGACATGTTTCAGATCAATGGGTACAAGGTCAGTACTGACAATGTCATTCAGAGTAAGGATTCGGGTGTCTGTATCTGTATCCGTACCAGTACATTGAAATGCGGCATCATATCCAGTCAATCCGAGCGGGTCGTCCATTTCAAGGTCGCCTGTACCGTGAATCACAATCGCCTTTTTTTTATCATCATTCGCATCGTCGTCCTCTATAATATCGTTCAGCAAGTAGGAGTAGTCGTCCACTGTAAAATCCACATTTCGATGTTTATTGAAAAAACTAGAGGTGGACAGGTATTCCACGTCGTCGTATATATTCACGTTGAGATTGCGCTTCACACCAATAAACGACCCATAGTGTGCAAGTCCGTGTGCAAATCCGTAGTGGTGCGACAGCATGTTTGAAAAGTAAACAAACATCCCATCGACATATCCATTGTTGTTCATGTCGAGCAACGAAGCATGGGATGCATCCTTGTTGTCCAGGGTGGGGATGTTGTATATCTCGGGCGCGTCAAACAACTTCCCCACCATGTACTTGTATGGGTCGACGAGCGGAACCACTTTGCAGAACACATTGTCGGTACGAGTTTTACTATTGGGTCCATTCTTCTTAAGAACTCCGTTGAATACCGTATTGGATCCCTCGGCAGGACCGTCATTGGTCATTGTGGAGGACGAGGTGTTGATGTCATGGAGATACCATGGATGGTCCAAGTTGATGTTTTCGTAGTTTGTCGGTGTCAGGTTGAAGAATTGACGGTATATCGGGATATAGTTCTGCACACTCTCCATGTGGAGCACCCCCTCTTTCTTCAGCGTTTGAAACAGTTCACTGTTCTTGCGCTTTGTATAGTTAATACCACATACTGCATCTCTCATTATCAGTTAGTCATATAAATATATATGTATTTAAACTCATTTCGACCAAATGTGTAGTTGAAACTGAATCAATAACAACATGACGAATCAATAACAACATGATGAATCAATAACAATATAGAAATAATCGAACTATATATACATAAATCATGACATTACAACAGTTTGATATACATTCATTGGCACATTGGTCGAGTTCTCCCGTTTGTCTCATTGTCGGGAAACGTGATACTGGAAAGAGTGTTCTGGCTACGGATATGCTACATCACAGACAAACAGTCAGCAAAGGAATCATCTTCAGCGGGAAAGAAGAAACAGACTCCAATGTGTACAAGAATAACAATCTACTTCATTATGACAAGTATCAATCACACGTTGTCCAAGAACTATTGGATCACCGACAAGAGATATCGGATGCGTTTGATAAGAAGAGTCGTGAAGCTCGTCAAGAAATACTGACTGAAACTAAAACCGCAGTTGTACTGGACAATTGTATGCACGACATGGCATGGACACATGATGTTGCGATACAAAATCTATTTGCAGATAATACACGGAGTCTGGGAGTGATGTGTATCATGACAATGCCATATCCCATGTCGATGCCACATGCACTACAAGTGAAGGTCGACTACATATTTATACTGAATGAACCAGATGTCGCGGGTCGTCGAAAAATATATCAACACTATGGGGTAGTGCCAGGGAGCTTCGAATATGGGACTGACAGCAAGAGTTTGTTTGGTGATTTCGAGACGTTTTGTGGTCTGTTGGACCAGTGCACTGGACGCCACGAGTGTCTTGTGATTTCCAATGTATCCACCTCTGACAACCTGTTCGACAATGTGTTTCGGTACACAGCAGACCTGCACTAGAAACTAGAAAATCAATAACAACAACATACCCATATAGAAGGATAATGATCTATATATACATATATATATATAAATCATGGCATTACAACAGTTTGATATACATTCATTGGCGCATTGGTCGAATTCTCCCGTTTGTCTCATTGTCGGGAAACGTGGTACTGGAAAGAGTTTTCTAGCCACGGATATTCTGCATCACCTACAACTGGACAACAACGAAATAATCTTCAGTGGGAAAAAAGAAACTGGTTTACTTGGATATAACAAATATCAACCCCACCTCATCCAAGAACTACTGGACCATCGACAAGAGGTGTCAGGTGCATCGGTTGATGATGATGAGAAGAGTCGTGTGGCTAGTAACAATATACCGACTGAAACCGCCGTTGTACTGGATGATTGTATGCGCGACACGACATGGACTCGTGATGTCGCGATACAAAACCTATTTGCAGATAAGACGCGGGGTCTGGGAGTGACGTGTATCATGACAATGCAATATCCAATGGCAATGCCACGTACACTACGAGATAATGTCGACTATATATTTATACTGAGTGATCCAGATATTGTGAGTCGTCGAAAACTCTATGAACAATATGGAGCAGTGGTTGACGACTTCGAACTGTTCTGTTATATGATGGATCGGTGCAATGGACTTGGTGAGTGTCTGCTGGTTTCCAATAGAGCCACTTCCGACAATATTTACCACGACGTATTTCGGTATACGACAGACATGGACAGCTAGAAAAAAGATAACAAAATAACAAATATATATATACGTGTCTATAGACACGTATATACATTACTTAATCGATAACAATGGGAGCAATGGGAGCAATGGGAGCAATGGGAGCAATGGGAGCAATGGGAGCAATGGGAGCAATGGGAGCAATGGGAGCAATGGGATCATTGGGAAATGATGCGAGTGTGGATGCAACCGCATTGAAGTGTTGGGGTAGTATATTCGCTTTGAAGCGAATCTCGGCAATTTCATGTCGACACGTTGGACAGACAGCGGTTCGGCACCGATTGATAATCCCGCAAGTACAGTTTGAACAGAATGTGTGACGACAGGACAAGGCCACCATGTTCTCATCAGTGAGCTGTTCCATACAGATGGAACACGCGTCCTCAACGAAATAAGGTACATCATGAGTATCCAGTGTGAACCTGATTTTTTTCTTTGCGTTTTGAGTAGATTTGAACATTGTATTGACTCGTATCATGGCATTGTATTCTTCACGAGAATCCATTAGATTGCGCTGTGCAATCCTGAGGTCCCTACGCTCCGTCTCGTACACAGTCTTCAACTCTTGATATGCTACTTGTTGCGCACTATATCGCGTACTCAGCTCATCATTACGACATTTTGCTCGGTGCTCAACACGCGCAACCTCTGATTTACGAATCATATTGATGGCGTCGATGCATTGTTGGGGATTGCGATTATCGAGAAGAGTATGGACTGCGTTTTTGACAGCAGTGAAATTGGATATTACTTGAGGACTTGGACGCGATTGTACTACTTGTGCTGCTTGTACTGTTTGTGCTGTTTGTGCTGTTTGTACTGCTTGTGCTGTTTGTACTGCTCGTCCTGTTCGGCTCAAGTGAGGAGGTAGTTTACACAAGTCAAGCATTAGAGTGTTGGAAAGGTCAAGGAATGAATCGGGGACCAGAGCGCGCACTATGCGTTGGAGATACCATGCCATCAGACTATTCACATACCCCATGGTAATACGATTGTTGGGTGGACTGGGTTGGTTCGGTTTGAGTTCGGAAATCAGATTGGGAAGGTGGTATGTGGTGGTAAGGATGGTGTCAAATCGAGCTATGACAAGAGGGATGCATCGACGAGCAAGAGGTATTGACCAATTCACACCATCACACTTTAGACCAGACACCAGTTCGGCAATATATGCCTTGCGGCGTTCAGTTACAACTCCTCTCGCATGTTCTAGACCCATTGAGTATAGACCCCTTGAGTAAAGCCATTGACCATCTCCATCATGTCGAATGGGTCTACTCCGAATATAATTTCGCTTACGTGCAGTAACGTGTAGTTGATATCTATAATAAGTTACTCCAATAGGAAGTTCCACCATTGTTTCCCGTATGATTTCAGATGCACTATCTGTAATCGATTGTGCAAATGCATCTGCACCTCCTTTAATCATTGGAACTTCACATTGGTTGTATAAATGTCCATCTTCATGACAGATTCCACACGGCATTTACTATTACTATTACTGGTACTATTACTTGAGAGATATATATATATATATACGAAAGACGTCATGTAAAGACTCGTAATCAATTTCGCCCTTAGGTAGACAGGTAGACAGGTAGACAGGTAGACAGGTAGACATATAGACATATAGCCATAAGTCATATAGTCACGAGGAACCACGAATCATGCTTATACTGTACGCTTATACCGTATGCGCGTTTGTATCTATACAGAATGAATATTTACATATATGTATATATCCGTACCCCGTACCCAATAACATATAGACCACATGTCAACACTCGACCTGAACAAGTTCAATATGAGATCAATCAGTTTCAAACCAGACGAGGCAAAAGGCCCCGTGTGTGTTCTTCTTGGAAGACGTGATACGGGAAAGAGTTTTCTGTGTCGCGATCTACTGTTTTACCACCAGGACATACCTGTAGGAACTGTCATTGCAGGAACGGAAGAAGGCAACGGGTTCTACGGCGCGCTCGTTCCCAGAGTGTTTATACGCCACAAGTACGACACCTCCATCATAGAAAAACTTCTGGTGCGACAGAAACATGTGATGCGCCAGATAAAAAGAGAGCTGGAAACAAAGAGGAAATGCGACATTGACCCCCGCACGTTTCTCATTATGGATGATTGTCTGTACGACAATTCGTGGACCAGAGATGCGGTGATGCGACTCCTCTTTATGAATGGACGACACTGGAAGGTGATGGTTATCATCACCATGCAGTATCCTCTAGGAATCCCACCCACTCTGCGAACAAACATCGACTACGTCTTTATTCTGAGAGAACCCTACATTGCGAATCGAAAGCGCCTGTATGAAAACTACGCGGGAATGTTCCCCACATTTGAGTCGTTCTGCCAAGTGATGGACCAGTGCACCGAGAACTACGAGTGTCTCGTGATTGACAACAACAGTAAATCAAACAAGCTGCATGACCAGGTGTTTTGGTACAAGGCAGAAGGACATGGGAAGTTTAAACTGGGAGCAAAGGAGTTTTGGGACCTGTCCAAGGATATGCCGTCCGATGACGAAGACGAAAAATACGACCCGTCTACCGTGAAAAAACGAGGAGCAGGACCAACCATTAACGTCAAGAAGACCAAGTGGTAGATGAATACCACACCTACATTACTAGCTACATAATGTGCCAGCTACATAATGATGTGTCAAAAAACTTAGTAATCCAAACACAACATCTACCAATAAATATATCCACGACTGTTTGTTACCTATGATGGCATTATAAGCAAATAAAAAGTATAAAATAGAATGTACAGGTCGCAACGCGTTCCACCATATTTTATCTCCAAATGTTTCCAGACCCGTTTTTCTGGATCCAGATACATAGATGTATAAAAATCCCACAGCGGGAAGTAAAGCCATGTACCCAGCATATTTCAAATAACAGACATTTGCGTATTTAGCAAGAACCACAAACAACAAACGAACACCAATGCATCCGATTAAAAACATCCAAAATCGCTTCTGTAAATTGCTCGGAGTCATTTTATATGCTATATTGTAAAATATGCATATAAAATAAAATAAATGAAGTAGGGAAGTAGATTCTATATTCTAGAACATAGACTTAGACCTTTGTCTGTATCTGAGATGCATGTCCCTTGGACTTCTCCAACGAGTCTAACACACGTCCCAGACCCTTGGACTTCTCCAACGAGTCTAACACACGTCCCAGACCCTTGTCTGTGTCGGTTGACATGACAATATTATCCCCTTCAAACAATTCCGACTGAATATCCGCAACCGATACCACCTCCTTACTCGAGAACAGTTCCTCCTCCTGGGTATTCTTTCCAGTGTTAATTAGGTTTCCATCATCGTCAATGTCTTGGGTAACAGTGGTATTGTTCTTTTCAGCATTTGCGACATTCTCCGCGATTGCTGCTCTAGTGGTGTCCTTTATTCTCTTCTCAAATGTAGCTTTGGCTACATCTTGGTTCTTGGTCTTCTCGTGCATCAACTGGTTCAACTCGTCCTCCATGTACTCTACGCGTCCCGTCTTGTGTGCATCAGGTTCCCATGGCATCCACATACCAACAGGTCCAACATACACATCGTGAGAGGGATCATTCTCGCGCAACATCTTGCATCGGAGTTCCGCCTCTTCTTGCGTAGGAAATGTACCACGAATCTTTACACCTCTCACAGATGTCTGGAAACTATTGTCACGATTAAACTTCTCTTGCAACTCCGTCTCCTTTGCATCCAGAAAGTTCTTATAATCGGCCTCTACCGTCCCGCCCTTTAAATCGTCAATCTCCTCTTTAGCAAACTCCTTGAAGTCGTCAATAAGCTTGTCGCTCGACATACTGTACTTGTGCGCCACGAAATTAAGAAACTGGTGGTATTTCTCCATCCCCTTTGACAACTCAAAGTTCTTGAGAAACTCTTCGAAGAAAAAGCACTCCTTCTTCTTGAGGATATTCTCAGGAGATATAAATGACATACATGCAAACTTTTGATTCGCAATTCCCCTGTCCTCATCTAGCAGATCGACATAATGCGCATTTGGCTTTCCGTTGGGAAGAATCTTATTGTTATAACGTTGTGAGTTGCTGTCGGAAGGAGTCGTCATGGTATACGTATACAGTCATGAACGTATTTAAGTTGTTTTGATATGATATGATATGATATGATATGATATGATATGATATGATATGATATGATATGACATGTCTACGCGTAGACTCGTAGACATATTCATAAATTATTTTCTCTATAAATACTATAACTACTATGTTTGACGTGTCCGAACTCATTAAGCGGGTAATCAAGTATCTGGTGGAAGGGCTCATGGTCGCCATTGCAGCGTACGCCATCCCCAAGCGTTCTCTGAATATGGAGGAAATCTCCCTGCTCGCACTCACTGCTGCAGCAACATTTAGTATTCTAGATACATATGTCCCCAGTATGGGAGTCACCAGCAGGTCAGGTGCTGGATTTGGTATCGGTGCCAATCTTGTTGGATTCCCCGGAGGACTGTAAATTGTACATATATACACGGTAAGCAATGTAAGCAATGTAAGCATGTGAAATAAATCAGTAAATCATGGTAGATGTGTGTATGCGGTACACATCTATCTTAGCACAGTAGCAATACCTATACAGTGGTAATGAATTCCCAGTCGAGCTCCAAGCATATATTCTTCCAAATTGTATCCTGGTCTATCAACTTCTCACGATCCTTCAACATGGGGATATGAACCAGATACTCGCGCTGGTCAAGCAACTCAAACAACTTGAACAACACGTAGTAATAATGTAAAAAGTTTACTCGATAATCAGGACAATGCTTTGCATAAGGATACTGTATCTCCACAAAAAAATTACATAGAATCTCCTCCAACTCCTGGTTGATGACAATGGGTTTAATTCCAAGCTTGTTTTTGATGAAATTAATGTGCTCGTAATACTTGTTGTAGCCCAGATTCTTCAATAAATCCTTGCACTTGTAGTACGACAAATCGGAAATGTGAATTCGTTCCTTCTTTATCTGCAACATAATATCGTCAATCACCTGTTGGGGTATCTGGGTAGTCTCCTTTCCCTGGAACTGGGACAATATCTCCTTGAAATGGTTAATCTTTTTGTACGCATAAAAACACACCTCTTTAGGCGGCTCCTTATAAGACGGCTTGTCGTTCTCAATGAGATACCGCACATTATATCGACACTTGTTGCAAATCATGACTCCCTCGTCTTCAATCGGAATCAACTCGCCCGCATAACACTTCTGACAAACATTATTTGCATTGACACAATTGCCCACATTTAGGAACGACCGGTCCACGTTTGATAAATAATTCTGAATGATATTTGTATTTGTACTTTCCGCGCGGCGAAGCTGCTCCATATTGTGGTCAGGTAACTTAAAAAACGAGTTTAGCTTTGAACTGTTTGTGTTTACATTCGTGTCCCCTTCGGAAATCTTCTTCTTGTTCTCAAAGTACCCAAACACATACTTTGAATTGTCTAGCATATAATCCATCTTCTTCTTTCGCAGACGCTTCACATCGGACGCAACCTCTTTGATCCGATCAGCTCTGTCTAGGTGAGCGTCCAACTTGTTTCCGCTCTTGGGTACATGTTGCCGACGCAATCTTCCCTGAAGCTCCTCTCGCTCAAGAATGAGCTTCTTAATCGTGGCTTCGTCTTTAGTAAACTCCTTCACGTGCTCACTGTGTTTCCCATCGAGAGTAACAACGCTTTTCTTGTCCACCAAGATTTTTTTGGTGGTTTTCGGTTTAAAGGATGGCATGTAGGACTAACGCAACAACTCAACTCCCAAGGTGATTACTATATAGGAAACGTATCACTCTATTTAGTAATTCCATCAACATCTATTGTTACTGGACAAATGGACGAATTAACAAATGGACAAATGGACAAATGGACAAATGAACGATTTGACAATCTAAAATAATACCGTATTCAGATGAGATAATGTTGTGCGAGTAGTGTATACGAATGGAGTGTACCTATCCAGTTGACAACACACTGGAAATCGATAAAAAACTATTTCTAAAGATGAATTTCCTGTACAACGCAGTTGATGATGGATGGTCCGTGGCTAAAAAGAAAGACAAGTATATCTTTAGTAAACCGCACGAGAAACGCAAAGAGGTTTACTCGGAGAAATACTTGTCCGAGTTCATAAACTCGAACATCAAGCTACATCGACCAAAATAGTCAATTAACGTTAATTAGCGTTCTTTGCGCATTTTATTTTCTTTAGGGATAGTATAACACAATGGGAGGAGGTCTAATGCAACTAGTCGCCCACGGCGCACAAGACGTATACTTAACTGGTAACCCTCAGATTACCTTCTGGAAGGTGGTTTACCGCAGACATACAAACTTCGCAGTAGAGTCCATTGAACAGACTTTCAATGGACAGGCGGACTTTGGTAGACGTGTGACTTGTACCATTAGTCGCAGTGGTGATCTAGCATACAGAACCTACCTTCAGGTGACTCTCCCCGAGATCAACCAGGGAATGGGAACCCAGTCTTCTCAGGAGGTATATGCTCGCTGGCTTGACTTTCCTGGAGAGCAGCTCATCTCCCAGGTGGACGTGGAGATTGGTGGACAGAGAATCGACCGTCAGTACGGTGATTGGATGCATATCTGGAATCAGCTCACCATGAGCAAGACCCAGGAGTCTGCCTATTTCAAGATGGTTGGAAACACCACAGGACTTACCTTCATCACCGACCCCAACTTTGCAGATATTGATGGTCCTTGTGACTCCAGTGCTCCCCGCCAGGTATGTGCTCCTCGTAAGGCACTCCCCGAGACCACTCTCTACATTCCTCTTCAGTTCTGGTACTGCACCAATCCTGGACTTGCCCTTCCTCTTATTGCTCTGCAGTACCACGAAATCAAGATTAACCTCGACCTTCGTCCCATCGATGAGTGTTTGTGGGCTGTCACCAGTCTCGACTGTGGAACAGGTGGTTCTCAGTCAAAGGCCGCCACCATTGCGTACAACCAGTCTCTGGTCTCTGCCTCTTTGTATGTTGATTATATCTTCCTTGACACAGAGGAGCGTCGCAGATTCGCCCAGAACCCCCATGAGTATCTAATTACTCAGCTACAGTTCACTGGTGACGAGTCGGTTGGGTCTGTTTCCAACAAGATCAAGGTGAACTTCAACCACCCTGTGAAGGAGCTTATCTGGGTGGTGCAGCCCGATGCCAATGTGGATTACTGCAGTTCTGTGATCTGCGACTCCACTCTTTTCAAGCTGCTTGGTGCCCAGCCCTTCAACTACACTGATGCAGTGGATGCTCTTCCCAACGCCCTTCACGCATTCGGATCCGAGTGGGGTCTGGAGGGAACCCCTGTAATAGATGAGACGGATGGAAGTGTTGCCTACCCGAAGGGAGGAACTGCATTCATCAATGACAATGTGTTTAACAATGCTAAATCGTTGAATGCTGTCAATATAGATGTTGATGTTAATAATGGACAAACTGTGAATCGCAACACACTTACCCTACTCGGAGATGACCATGTGAACTCCACCGTCTCCGACGCGGGTTCCTTTGTTCTTGCCGAGAGCTCTCTTGACATGCACTGTTGGGGTCAGAACCCTGTGGTGGTTGCCAAGTTGCAGCTCAACGGACAGGATCGCTTCTCTGAGCGCGAGGGGTCTTACTTTGATGTTGTGCAGCCCTACCAGGCGCACTCCAGAGCACCCGACACAGGCATCAATGTGTACTCCTTTGCCCTTCGCCCCGAGGAGCACCAGCCTTCTGGTACCTGTAATTTCTCCCGTATTGACAATGCAACTCTGCAGTTGTTCCTGTCCAATGCGTGTGTATCTGGAACCAATACCGCCAAGGTTCGCATTTACGCCACCAACTACAACGTGCTTCGCATCATGAGTGGTATGGGTGGTCTTGCCTACAGTAACTAAGGTGATTGCTGGTTGCTTCAAACATGAAATATAAACCAAAAAAACAAAAACAAAAACAAACTAAATAATATTACAAAGTGTGTATACATTTGTAATATTTGGGAAAATTGGGAAAGAAAGCGTAGTCTCTACAAAATGAATAGACTACACGCTGATGTGTGAGCGAGTACCAGACAATGGCATTACTGAGAGAGATATAGAGATAGAGATTACATACCCAAACTGGCAGATAGATGCGAGTTATACAACGAAAACGTATCGAATGAAGATGTAAATACACGTGTTACTAATGGGTTTCAGTCAGGTGATATAGACAGACGGTCGGATAGTCGGACTGTCGGATTGTACTACACAGTCTCATAGTACTCATAGTATTGGAATTGGTCGAGACGGTTGGTTGTCGATACTTCTACTTTTTCGCCTTTTACCTCTACCTTTATTTCTTCCACTTTTACTTCAACATTTCTTTCCTCCTCATCCTCTTCCTCCTCTTCTTCCTCCTCGTCCTCGACCTCGTATTCCACCAGAGGAATACTGTCGTAGAACTGCTTCACCTTTCGATTGGTCTTAATCTTGCTGGAGTCAAAGCTGGACAGGTACAGTCCTACCAAGTTCTTTACGCGGGAAAGCGCAACATACGTCTGTCCACACTCGAAGATTCCGCTACCAATGTCGATTTCAGCCATGGACAGAGTCGCGCCCTGGATCTTGTGAATAGTCATTGCCCATGCGAGACACAATGGATACTGTCCTACGGCCACGGTAGGATAGTCCTCGGACTGCCAGAACTTCATTGGCATGGTAACTCGTCGTCCGTTTGTAAAGAGAACCACGGGCGCCAAGACGTCGACTGTACTGCTGCTGACGCCGCCACATATATTTGCTGCGCTACCTGCTGCTGCGCTACCTGCTGCTGCGCTACCCTGCTTTAGAGCAGCCGATGCTGCTGCCCCCACTGCGCGAAATGCAATCACGGTGCCAATGGACCCGTTGCATATCCCGTTTTCCAGGTCGAGGTTCACTGTGCACATGACATTGGCGCCCACTTTTAGCTGCAGATCCTTCACACATGGACTGTTATTCACAAGTCGGTCCACTTCGAATCCTGCCTTTTGAGGGGTCATGTTTCGTCGACACTTGGATAATATCGCCAAGGGTATATCCGTCTCGGCGCCGCCCCCAATGTATTTCATGCAGTTTTTCTTCTCAATGAATGGAAACGGGTGTAGTTCTCCCTTTAGCTTTGCAAACATGTCTCGATTGATGGTATCTACTTTACTCCTCGTCGGTAGCAGTTTCGTGGGCGTGATGCCACAGCACGCCTCCACGTCCACTTCTCGTCCCACGTGTTTCTCAAGAACTTCCGTGTCTTGGTCGCGCACCACCCCCTTGCGCACGTTACCAAGGATGCTGCGGAACAACGCGTCCTCTTGGCGAAACATTGTCTGTAGCACAATGTGGTTGTCCATTGGAAAGACGGTTTTCCAGTCGTCGGATTCGAAGCAGAACTGGTCATCGCCATCCATCATGTCGCGTCCAGCCACGGGGGGTAGTTGGAAGAAGTCGCCCACGAACACCACCTGTATACCTCCAAACGGGCGAGTGGAGCCGCGCACGCGCATTCCCACGTAGTTTAGCATGTCAAATATGCGTTTCGACATCATACTGACCTCGTCTACCACGAGAATGTCGGTGGTTCGCCACGCCTTTGTCGCCATGTAGTTGTACAGTATATTGGATGCAATGTCTTCAGGGTCGCCGTTTCCTAGCTTGATTCCGCTCCATGAGTGGATGGTTCGTGCCCCGCACTCGAGAAGCAGGGAAGCACAACCAGTGAGCGCCGTCACTTGGATTTTTTTGCCCGTGTTTTTGGTGGCCTTGACCAGATGTTGAATGAGTCGCGTCTTTCCCGTTCCACCTTCACCTGTGATGAACAGATTGTCTCCGTCTTCAAACTGCTGCAGCGCGCATTGCTGTTCGACTGATAATACATCCTTTGTCGCGACTGGTCCTACTGGTCCTGCTGGTCCTACTGGACCTGCTGTTCCTGCTGATCCTGCTGATCCCGTTGATGGTACACTTCTTTGTTTTGACAAAGCAGTGGATTGTACTTCCTTTCGTTTTCTTGTAGAGCACGCCTTTTTCGCAATCGCGTCTGTAATTTGACACTCACTGAGTGTGGTCAGTCTTTTTATCTCTTCCAATGATACATTTTCACTGGACATCCTGCACGCTATTTCTCGCAATCGCGAAGTGATGCCTCCTTGTGTTCGATTGTGTTGGTCAGCAATGTCGCTCGTGGGTATCTCCCGTGAAACTTGGTCGAGTAGACGCGCGTCCTCTTCCTTGGACCATCGTTTCCCTTTTGCACTTGGACCAATTGCTCCAATTTGTCCAATTGTTCCACTTATCTTCGTGTTTGTTTGAGATATATTATTGGTGTCTGCAAAGAAGGTGCGTATATCATTGTCGGTCATTCTACTACGATGTAGTGAATAAGATTTATGAATATGAATATACTTGTTGCTAATCCAGTCACGTTCAGTTCAATTTGGTGAGAAATGTAGAGGGTAGCTGAATGGTTGATAGTGGATTGACAAGTCGCGTGTTGATGGACGGTGGTTGATTGGTTGATGAGCAGAGGACATCATTCCCCCCATCCGTGAATAAATTGATTTGGGGTTGTATACGTCATGCATAGTAACCAATAATTATACAACCCCGAATCAATCAATCAGTCAGTCAATCGATACAATGCAAAGTAAAAGCATGGATGAACGCAAAATGGATGTCCTTGAAACAATCGACCTCGGCACTGAATCAAGATGCAGTGTTGCAGACGCAATGTATACCATGTTATCTCCAGAGCTGTGTCTATGCATTAATGAATATAGACGATATGAATACGAGTACAAACTACTGTGTGACAAGTATCCATATACTGACGATTTTATAAAAATCCTTCCCATCAACACGGGAGGAGATGCCATGGATTACTCCGAAGATATCCTCGAGTTGCTGAGCCATCTCAACTTTGAGAGATTCAACTCTATGTGGTCTCGTCGCAATTTCCGAGCCCATGAATGGGGAAACGAGGAGCGGATACGCTTTATAGGAGGAGTACCACCGCCACTGAACCTAGCCACATACAACAAGAATTCGTACAGATACTTGGACATAGATGATGACACCAGTGAGACGCTGGCCAGAATACTTGTCAAAATCCTGCAAGAGTTTGACACGTGGTATTGGTTCAGCAAATGCTATACGGGCGACAAGCGTGACACTGCACTCCTTGCATCAATCATCAAGATATACGAATATACGGCCAGACACGGTACCGAAAACAGTATGGTGATAGATTACATAGATGCGAATGGATGGAACGAGTACAAGAACATACAGATGACGCCCCCGAATCAATGGTAGCCAAACCGAACCAGCTCCACAAATTGAACCGATAAATCTCCATTGTCTGATAGCAACATTAACAATAGCAATAGCAATAGCAATAGCAATAGCAACAGTAACAGCAACAGCAATAACTCCACCATGCAAGAATCTAATTACTCTCGTCATCAGCGGTATTCGTGGAGCGACATTGATGCCTCGATTCATGCATCGATTCAAACATCAAGTCCTTGTTACACGATGGACCTTCTAAACACCTTTGACAAGCTCGATTTTGAGCGATTCGAGTCCATGTACTCCCACGACCGCTTGGACGCGGACAAGTGGTTCGACATCTCGCGCACAACGTCCAAGTCTGCTCCCGACTGCGTGGTGTATACCATCGACGACAGCTTCACAAATTACAGCGAACTACTAGGAATCATGATTGGCGTCCTTCAAGAATTCGACGCGTGGTACGATGCATCCTACTCGGGGGACGAGGGCGATGTTCGACTACTGGAAAGCATTATCCATATACACGATACGATTCTTGGAAACGACCTGACGGGACTGTACCAGGAAATGGATCTTGAACAAGACCACCAAGACCATCTAGACACACATCATTCCATGTGTATGATTGGCAGCTAATAATCATTTCACATACTAAAATTAAAATTAAAACTACTACTACAACAATAATGATGATACTGTACTTTGTATTTTTCACCGACAAATTCATTTGATTTCATAGTACCATGTTGCTATGCCACTATGGTACTATGCCACTATGCCACCATCACACCCTTGTCAATCGCAACAACGGCTGCCAGATTCTTGATTATCTTTGCACTGATTCGTGAATCATCTTCCCCCAGTACCATAGAGTTGGTTACAATGTCCATGTACTGTTTGCGCTTGTTGTCAATCCCCGTGTGATTATGTTCTGGGTGTAGTCGTCTCCACTCGTTGATATTCTGTATGTTCTTTTGTCCGACCATGTCGATGGCTTTTCGTATATGCGCGTGGTCGTTGTCTCGACACCATTCGTCGTTTGACCTGATGTACATTGAGTTGCGTTTTGTGTCGGTGCAGTGAATCGGGCGTTTCGTAATGTCCATTTCGGACAGGTGGTTGATGAGCATCTTGCTGATGCCTTCGACATATCCAGCCTGTCCCGTGTACTCCAGATCTTTCAGCTGGCATCGAATGGAGTGTACAAAATCCACAAGATTCGTCGCGTCCTTGCATTTGTCGTTGAGGAACATATTGATATTGTAGTTGTTTCCGTTGTTGGAGTTGTGGTTGTTCACTACTGTGTTTGTAGTGGTGGTTGCTCTTGTTCCTATTTTCGTGATAATGCGAAGCATTGACTCGTCTCGCTTGGCTCGGTCTGCGTCGACTTGGCGGTGGTGGTCAATGAGTTTTGTTATCGTGTTTTCAAAGACTTTGGTATGTGCATGTAGTTGAGATGTCTCGTCTGAACATGGACTGTGCGGGATGTATGGACTGTGGCATGCAGGTGCATGTACTTCAGAGCCATTTTCTACTGGACTTACGGAACTTACTGAATTTACTGGACTATACGTGACCTCTGCATCTATATCAACTGCTACTGAGCACTTGCGTTTATGGAGGTACAGACCTTGTCTATAATTGTATTTTCTACCACACTCGCAGTTGTATGTGACTGTTGAGGCAGTGGATGCATTGACTGCATTGACTACAGAGTTGGAAGTTTTGACCATCATACAGGTGCGTTTGTGGATATGCAGTCCCTGGCGGTGGCTATAGTTCTTACCACATTCACATACATGTCCGCCACTCCCCTGATTCCCCTGATTCCCCTGATTCCCCTGATTCCCCTGATTCCCCTGATTCCCCTGATTCCCCTGATTCCCCTGATTCCGCGAGTTTTCCGATAAAAGGTGATGATTGTCAACATTTTGTTTATCGGACTGACAATAACCACTGCATTTAGTTGCGCACTTTTTACAAGCCTTTGTGTCAACA